CTTCAAAGTCAATGATATCAACCGGAGCTTTGCCACGAGTGCCCATGTTCCACAATCTAATACCGGACCTAAACTGTATGATTGGGCGTTTGGCACGATACTGATTGTCTAAGTCAGCTGTGGTGTTGTTGTAGGCAGCAGCAGCATTGATAACATCAATGTGGAACCAACGATTGCTGCGTGTCCATGCATTGAGATCTTTGCTGGCACGATCAATGGTAAGGTAATCAGGATCAGCAGGTTCGGTGGCCACAGTTGAGTCGTTGAAATCAACCACATAATTTTCTGGGGTCACAAAATTTTCCACTGGCAACAGTTCAATTGCTGTGCCCACTCCGCTGACATAATATTCGCGATTGGCAAAAGCTGTAGCATATGCATTGCCAGTGCCGGCTGCTAGGGATACCGCAGCTCCCCCGGGCACAGCACTGACAGTGAATTTCAATCCATTGGCTGCAATGCTGCGAACATAATAAGTTACACCAGGTGTGAGCCCTCCCAGTGTGGGAGCATCAAACACAATTTCTTGATTGACGTACAGATCACTGGCATTGTCAGCAGATACAATGTAGTTGGTACCTGGCTCAGTTTGGGTGTAATAAACTTCACTGCTGCCACTGCGATAGGCCACAGGCTCAACATCACCTGTGAATTTTACTTTTAAACCATTTGAAAACACCACACCAGTGGGGCTGGTATATGAAGTTTTGCCCAAGATTTCATCCACAAAAATTGTGGTGTTCAGGCTAGGGTCTAACAATCTAATGCGACCAAACAGTGCAGGATTGGCTGCATCTTGATAATACAGCGTATCTAGCACAGCGGTCAGCAAAGGTATTTGTTCAAACCTTCCAGATCCATTTTTGTACCATTGAGTGTTACTGTAAACAGATCCATATTGAATGGTAAATTTATCTAGTTCGGCAATGTTACCGACATAACTTAGATTGATATACTGTGTGCCGGCCACGTCTACAAGATTGATTTGCCACAGCTGATATCGTTGATTTTCTGGTATTTCAGTTGTGAGACTGAATGGAATACTGTCAAACGATCCTGGCAAATTGTTGTTGATAGGATCTTGTATCAGGGGGTCAAATAGTGTAGTACGTTCCCAACCTGCTTCAACAAATTCATTTTGAGGTACAAATACTAGAGTGCGCCCATCAAGATTTTTTACGCCGTCGATGCCGTTGTAGGTCAGCAAAAAGTCAACCAAGGGTTGATTGTTGATTTGATCAAACTGCAACGAAGTGACCAAATCAACCCCACCAAAATTGTTGAGATTGTAGTAGAAATTTTGCGCAGTTTTAGTAGGCACATTGAATGTGATAGTACCAAGGTCTTCGCCATTGTTGGTAACACCAAACACATCACGGCTGCTGATGTTGGGCGTAATTGGTATTTGGCCCGAAACTCCAGGTGCAGACTGTATCCAAAATCCTGGGCCAGTGCCAGGTGTACCATCCACAATGTTCAACACACCTTGCATGCCAGTCTGTGTTTGGCTGATGTAGTACAAGGTGTCTGGCGCATCTTGAGGCACTACAAATGTCACAAGACCAGTCACACTGCCGTTGCGTGTGACACCTGATGTATAGGCCTGCCCAGTACCGGTCACAGGTGCAGATTTGATCCAAAATGGATAAACGCCTGTCAATGACAGATTAAACACATAGGTATTGCCGCGCTGCAACGTGAGAGTGGGGTTGCTGATATTGTCAATCAAATAGTTGCTGCCGCCATTGTTGCGCACCAAGTATGTCACAGTTTGTTTTTCATTCTGTGCAACTCTAAAGGTATAACTGCCGCCGCGCAATAGATCAATAGTGGGATTGTCACCAGCTACGTCAGAAAATGTGTATGAACTTTGGTTGCGTGTGACTGTGAAGTCGGCAGTGGCGCCAATGCCTGCTGCGCCAACATCCACTGTGGGAGGTCCTTCAGGTACCCAAAAATACTGACTGAAGTTTACAAATGCATCAAAGTCAACAAACGGATCCCAGGTGTAGTATTGGCTTTCGTACAAACGATCTGGCCTGGTTTCATTGCCACCTTGGAACCCAATGGCATCGTTCAATCCTGGATAAGTGATAGCATCGCGCACACGATCAGTATCAGGTTGCAAACTGACCACACTGGGCTCAAGCTGATAGTTGGCTCTGGTGTTTGTGGGTTCAACCACGTACCGGTCATTGGGATTGACACCTGGACCCACTGTGCGGCCAATAAAGCCCTGTGTTTTCTTGAACTTTGGTTCTTGAATCAGTTGATCCAGAGTAGCTGCCAAAAACTGTTTGTTGGCATCAGTTTGAAAAATCTGCGGAAGAAAATCTACACTACGTACAGCCATTAAATTACTCCACTACCAGGTGCAGTACGCAGATTGGTACTGGTCAAGGCTTCAATCACATCAATGTTGTCAATAGTAGCACCATTGGCAAAAATTTCGTTGGGTGCCGAACGTATTTCGTACAGATCACCAAAGTACTTCTGTGGATCCAGTGGCACCAGCACCACAGAGCTAATAATGGTGCCCAGGGTACGATGCAAGTATGCAGCTAACTCACTGAAATAGAATGTGTCACCAAAGTTCCACTTGTCTATGCTGAAATAATCATTCATGGCAGCTACCACAGCAGTTTTGATTTCACTGGTGCTGGCAGTGCTGTTGCTGGCTCTAATCACTTTGATGGTGGCTCGCAAGTTTGCTTGGGCCTTGGCCCCAAACAAAGGTTTGAAGTTAACAGAGTTCAACACAATATTGTCACTCACCATCTTGTAATCGTTAAGCCCTTGATACAGTGTGTTGAGTTCGTCAATGGTGGGTTGATTGGGTTCTATCACTGTGCCAGTGGTGTCACGTAACCAGTTTTGATAGGCTGTGTAATATCCCAGTGTGACCACATAGAGATCAATAATGTTTGTGGTGCCTGGATCAATTCGATTGGTCAAGGGCGAATTGTGGCGATATTGGAAATACAAATCCTGGCGGCCAGTGTAGGCAATCCATTCATTGCTGACGTTGACCAAGGTGCGCACACCCGTGGTGCCAATGCTCAACAACCAGAATGTTTCATCATCATAGGCGTAGAATACCTGTCCTGGGCTCCACTCTGTTTTGACCAGTTCAATGTCATCATAAGTGGCATAGTCACTGTTGACTCGTCCTGACTCCACTAAGAGATAACGCTGTAAGTTATCAAAGTCCACAGTCTTTTGCAAGAACACCAGCTTTTGATTGCTGTTCACAGCAGGGTCCACAATTTCTTCAAAGAAATCTGGATTGTCAGGCACGCCATCGTTGTCGCTGTCACGATAGCTGACCAACACTTGGAAGTCATCTACGTAGCCGTCACTTTCAACCGGCTGTCCTGTGATGGTCATGAAGATATCGCCAGGCAGTGGCTCAGTGGAATCTGGCTGCGTGTTAACTGCCAAACAATTGATAAAATCTTTGATCACGGTGCCTGTTCGACTGTCGTACACTTGTTGCCCGTCGTAAAAGAAGAATCGTGTTTGCAGCACTGACCCAAAGTAGTAAGCTAGACCACGGAAAGTTATGGTGTAGTTTTGATTTTGTGTGACAAACTGAACCAACCAACTGGCATCGCTGTTGGTGCCAGCTGTGGATCCAGCATTGGCTTGGCTGAAAGCAGCGTCTTGATCAAGATTGGTGCTGGTGATCAAATACCATGTGTATGGCGTGCCTGTGATGTCACCGTTGTTGTCATAGGCAATGCCAAAATTGCGATACAGCAAAATTTGTTCGGCCATGGCCTGTTCCAGCGACAGTGGCAAATCTGTCACAAACAGTGGTATAACAGAATCAATCAAGGCGCCAGTGGGCACAAAATTGTTGAGTGTGATGGGTCCTGATCCTGATGGCAAATTACCAATGCCGTTGTTGCTGCCATCACCTTGCACGGCCTGTGGTGCAGCCCAAATTTCCAATTTTTCATCTGCACGAGTAGGCGATCCAATCTGCAAACGATTGTTGCGATCAAAATAATATCCTGTGGGTGGCACAAAACGTATGAGTCCACCCACCACAGCATACCGCAAAGCAGTGGTAGTGGTAGTGCCTACTGGCAGTGGCGTTCCTGTGGCTGATTGAAAATAACCTGTGGTTTCGTTGGCCAGTGTTGTGCTTTGATACCAAGTGGCCCCAGTGGGCCAAGTTATACCGTTGGGCAGCGTGGTTGCTGACACACGTGGAAAATTGGCATAGTAAAACTGGCGCATTATGGTGTCAGCCAGTTGCGGCTGCACCTGATTGGTCACAACGTCAGCAATTTCATTACGGCTGGTCCACGAAAACAAGATAGTGGGCAAAATGTTTTGTTCCCACAAGCCACCATCGCTGCCAAAAGTATTGGTGCTGGAATATTTGCCAGTGTTGTCTACCAAGTCAAGATAGCGACTGGTGCCAATACTGCTGCGATTCAATGCCTTGCTTTTGACAATGCTGTTGTACTGTGTGTAAGGAAACAGATTGTAGTCTTCACCATTGACCATGCGGTTCTGAGTGTAGTATCTTGCAGGAGCACGTTGTTTGATAGCGTCAATGGTTTCGCGAGCCTGACTGTTGCTCACAGGCTGAGTGATACCACAAGTGAATGTCACAGTTTCTAGATTACCAGCACGACTGATGTAACTGATAGGGATGGTCACTGCCTGCATTTCTTCAGGATTTATAATATACTGCAAACCGTTGGATGCACGCACATATGAACGGAACTGACCCACTGGCACTTCACTGAACACACCGTCACCAAACACCAGTGTGATTTGATCGTTGGTACGTGATGTCACTGTGTAGATGGGGCGCAGATCAGTGCCCAGTTGCTCGGCAGCAGCACTATAGATATTTTCTACATATTCCCACTCTTGACGAATGTTGCCCACATTGTCAAGTTGAAACAGCCAGCGATCTTCGTTGTTAACACCTTCCACATTGATGTTCACTGTGCGATTGGTTATGCGTTCGGCCAAGTTAAAATCTTGGTTTTGTAAAACACCTTGTTTGAACATGAAAAAATAACCAGTGTTGGCCGATTGAAAGCCCAACTGATCATTTCTAAACAGTATGTTAAAAGGCTGATTGGGCTGTGGTGGTGGCTCATACAAGTAATCTTTGCTCACGCTGGTCGAGCTCATGGCTTCAAATGGCATTGAAATGCCATCTACTGTGGCGGTATAGGGCACCACAGCCAAGAACCCAGGCACAAGATTTATGGCATATTCGTCAGTTCTCACACCCAGCAGTGTTTGGCGATTGCCCGGGCGGCCAACTTTTTGGGTGTCTACCAGGGCTGCATTGATAATGGCTGTGAATTGTTCTTGCCAGTCTGGATTGGTGGGGTCGGCCCAGTTCACTGTGACATTGGCCAAATTCACACCTTGATAATCCACAACATTTTCTGTGGTTGTGACATTGAATACTTTGAGCAGACCCTGGGCCGCTGTGTTACGTTTGGCTGTGTAGCTCACAAGATTGGCCAAGCGTACCACAGAATCTCTACGTTCGGCTGTGTCTAGATAGTTTTCACGAGTGTTTAAGTCAGTTCTAAAAGCCAGAGCCTGGCCCATGAAAGCAATGATATCCAGCAGTGCAATAAATTCTGATGACTCAATGTAGTCATTGAAAGTCTCAGGATAGTACAAACGCAGATAGTCTACAAAGCTTTTGCGCAGAGTTTCGTAATCGTAGCTTTGAAAATCAGCTTCGCGATAGGTTTGATAGATCTGTTTCCAGTCTTCAACACCAAAAATTGCTGTTTGTCTTGTGGTTGTTGCCATGCTCTTGAGCCTTTGTGTTTATTTATCGGCAGCAAAAACGGCGTGGTTATACCATGTTGGCTTGTGTGGTGTTGATGTCAAAGAAAATTGACAACCGTTCAGCATTGGTTGACGGCACAGCCATGAGCTCTATTTCCAACAACAAGCCGTTTTCTTGAGGATAGCATTGTATGTCCATGATTTGAATTCTTGGATCACCGGATGCCACACGCATGACTTCGTTTGTGACCTGTGTTTGCAAAGTTTCTATCTGTGGTTCAAACAAAAAACTCCAAATCACAGTGCCGTATTCAGGGCGGCCAGCTATGGATCCCTGTTGAATATTGAAAGCATTCAACAGGTCACGTTTGAGCAATGCTGTCCCCGTGAGGGTGAATTTTTTGTATTGCCCTTGTGTGTTAAAACCATTGAATCTCTGTGCCATATCAATATTTATGGGTTAAGGTGTGTCACCATAGCCAGCAATCTTGAATTGCAGTGCAGCCACTTGTTCTTTGACACCTTTACTAGTGCTTAAAAATGTTTTAATTCCGGTGGTCAACGTGTCATAGTCGGCTCTTAAAATACGTTTGACCGTGACATCAGCTCTTTCGTACTTGGATTCAAAATCCACTATCAAAGGCAAAGTATTGGTGTTGTAATCGGCTCTAAATGCCTGCAATTCAGCATTCAGCGCAGACCATTGATCATTGGTAATCTCTTGCTGATTGGCCAGGGCCGCAGCTTTGTCTTTGACTGCTGCACGTTCAGTGCTGGCTTTGTTCACACGTTGAGATATGGTCACTATCAAAGCCTGCAACTCTTTGGTCACAGCCACTTGAGCATTTTCATCTGGCGGTGCTGGTGGGCCATAGTTGGGAGGCGGAATCTTGGGGTTGCCAGCTATACGACTTGATGCTGCATTCAAGGTATCACGATTCACAGTGTCCCCCGATGGCACTGGTATATCAATGGCTTTCCAGGCCGGTGGCACTTTGGTTTCTACAAAATTGGCAGCAAAAGCACCATCTCTCACGGCCTGGTCAAACTCAGCTTTGATCTCACCAGCAGCGTCTCCAGGTATTGGCAAGCCTTTGACATAGTCTAAAGTGTTAGTTACACTTTTGGCTGCATTCAGTGCCAGCCCAGCCACACCTTGTGGACTCAGTGAGTTCACTGGTACTCCAGCAGCCGACACAGCGGCTAGGCCTGTGGCCATCAATCCTTGTTGTATTTTGCTCTGCGCACTTTCGTTGCTCAACAAGCTGGTCACACTGCCAATGCCATCCTTGCCAGTCCACACTGCTGGCGATTTCAGCACAGTGCTAAGAGCAGCAGTGCCAGCCGACACCAAGGCTGCTGTGCCAGGTTTTACAAAACCTGCTGTTTCCAACTGTGATGCATTCAACCCAAAACTGCCAACACCGGTAACATTGTTCAAAACTGAAGTAGCCTGCCCCACAAGATTTTTTTGCTGTGCCAAAACGCCAGTGACCACGGGCACTGCCATGCTGGCAATGGGTGCCAAAGCAGTGGACGCAGACAAAAAGTTAGCACCGTTGATGGGATTGGTCACTGGCGTAGAAGTCAATGCCTTGTTAAGAGTCTGCACTGTAGAAGTTGCAATTTGAGTAGCAGCGCCCACAGCCGGAGTCAATGCACTGCCACCAGATCCAATCAAACTAGACACTGCGCCTGCTGCATTGGTGGCACCGCCCGACAATGCACCGCTGATTCTAGACACTGCTGGTCCCAC